CAGCTTTGTTGATTGTGAAACGAGGATTTTGGTTTGCGTCTTCGGTGTTTAAACCAAAACGACTGCCCACGTTATATCCAAAATACCAATCCCCTTCGTATGCCCATCCATAGTATCCGTTGTATGGGCCAGCTCCTGTATATAATTGTTTGTCTTGTCTTAAGATATCCAACTTAGATGTGCCAGTTACAACTTCACCATTGGAGTCAAATATTATGTCTAGGTTATTGTCTTGTAAGTATGCGTTAGCAGTTATTGCAGTACGACTTTCTACCAAAGGAATTAATACATTACCCTTTAACAATGATATTCTAACATAGTTTATATAGTCTGGAGGAAGAACCATCTTGAGTTCCTCTCCAAGTTCTAACTCCATGACTTTTATATTTCTTAATGCGTCATAGTTTATTTCTTGTATCGCTCTTTTAGCGTGGAACCTGACTGTATATATTTCAACGTTGTTTACCAACTTATCATTACCAACATACATTAACATAAAGTTGTTAATTATGTCCTTTAAAGTAACATACTGATAACTACCCCAGTTAGCGTCTTGAGGAACCGTACCATTATTGGTGTAATATTGATAATTAGTTATGTATGACATTTCTTACTGTGTTTGCTGTACTGTTTGTAATTCCTCTGCTTTAGCATCCTGTACAACCTCAGACTCTCTAATAGAAAGACCTGAATATTGTAATATCTTAGTCACCAAGTTAGGTAACTCATCATATGGCAACTCAAAGTCTTGAAACTGAGCGTTTGTTGAGTCAAATATTGGCTCTCCACCAGCAATTGTTGTGTAAGTCCAGTTTGGATCATATGGTTGTCTAACGTATCTAATCTGTAAATTGGTGGCCGTAGGCGCACTAACGATATTCATTAATGAGTTAGGATATACGGTTAAAACTCCTGGTGTATATGTGGCCGTACCAACAGAAACATCTGAAGTCAAAATATATGCTGGATAATCAGCTGTAGGAGCGGTCAAATTAGAATTTATAAGATTAAGTATCTTACTATGATCTACCCTATTTACTTCAACACTATTGTTGTATACTACTTTCTCAATATAATAACAGTTAATTGGAACTTTAACGTTTGCTCCAAGCGCATTATACTGAAGCGTATCATACTCAGAAAGCCTATCTATTACCTCTGAAATTCTTTGTGCTATATTTGAGTAACCTTCTCCGTGATAACGAGCATTCTGTTTGACTATAGCGTTGCTATAATCATACATATACTTTTGAAATATATCTAATTGTGCCTGTCTAGCGTAAGCATTGAACTCCATAGGGGTTATATATCCCCTATTATCTTTGTTCAATATAAACATAACGCTATTACGAACCTCGTTAATCATAGGAATGCTTTTTACAAAGATAAATAAAAAAAGGCACTTTGTGAGAGTGCCTTTCTTAATGAATTAATTACTATTATGAAATAGCAATGCCAGATACAGCGAATGGCAAACCAGATACAGTGTAAGATGGTTGAGCCCATGCGGTTTGAAGAGCTGCGATAACTGCATTTTGAATAGCATCACGCATTTCTTCTGAACCTACACCTGCTGCTGCATGAGTAATTGTAGTTACTTTACCGCCACCATAAGTGATAACAACTGTAGTATTTGTACCTTGCTCAATTAATTTAATGTCTGTGCAAGACACTAATTGATTTTGCTCGTTAGTAACTGGGATAGATAAGAACTTTTCCATTGTTAAAAAATTTAATGGGTGAATAATGCTACAAATATACTAATTTTCAGAAAATTTATTTTCTAAAAACTTGTATAAATCTAGACCCTCATCTGATTGTAAATAAGCAGACAATAGATACACAGGATCTTCTCCAAATGGAACGGTAAGAAGTTTCTTTTTATTATCCTTAAGATTAAAATAAATCTCCTTCTTATTGTTTCTAAATGCTAAATATCCATCAGATAATGCTCTAGCAGCAAAACTAGTCACCTTAATTGTAGGATCGTTTACTGCCTCCATGAAGTCTTGCGGATATCTTTTGGCGTATAACATCATGTCTCTTCTGATTTCAGATGTCTTCATCATATCAATAGATCCTCCAAGAAGAAGTCTAGCAATTGGCTCTAACTCTTCAAAAGACATCTCTCTTGCAATTAACTGAGCATCTAGAACATCGTACATTTGTTTTATTTCTTGTTGAGCGTCTTTCTCTTGATCAAATTCATAGAACTCTACTCCATTTCCAGGATGATAGTGTAAAAATTCTTGAAGAACTGGATTATTTTTTGGTACAACTAATGTTCCGTCTTCAAAGATTATAGGCTCAATAATAACATTATCTCCTTGTTCATCTTGAAATGGTGAGTTTGAATTTCTAGCATAACGAAGAGGTCTATTTGTATTTGTCTCTTCATCATAATACAATAATCTTGTTCTTGGAGTATCCCTTGAAGAAAGGAAATAAGTTAATGGACTCTTACCATCTTTTAAAAGATATGTTCTATCTTTTGGTTCTAAAACAGATTTTCTTGTTGTTTTCATTTGATATAATTTAATTTATTAATAATAAAAAAGGGAGAGGCGCTAGGCCCCTCCCGATTTTTTTAATTATCCCTTGAAGATAACGAAGTTGTTAGCACCAAGTGTACAAAGCGCTCTCTCAGACAAGAAGTTAACTTGCATTGCATCGAGGTCGCTAGTTGCGGCACCACCTGCTGAACCAGTCATCCAAGTTTTGTATCTACGATCTTCAGACTCAGAAGCTCGGTAACGAACGTGTAAGAACGGTCGTCTAGCATTTTTACCAAGAACTTGATCGTATACAGTCATTGTTCCAGCAGGAACCAATACACCGTTAACTACACCACCAACTAAACCTCCACGAAGAGTTGCATCGTTAAGGTATTTCCAGTCAGTTTTGTAGAACTCGTATCCTCTCTTGAATCCAGAGAAACCAAGGTTAAGTGCCATCTCCTCGCTATTATCAAATAGACCGTAAGAAGTACCACCAGCTCCGTAAGAGTTCTGAGCAGCCAACATATCATCGATATCGAAAGAGAACTGACGATTCAAGAACAATACGTTTTCTGCGATAGCACCTTGCTTGTCAAGTCTTTGAATAATAGTATCAAAGTCAGCCAATGAAGATGGATTACCACCAGACCAAACGTTTCCTCTATCTTCTATTTCATAGAACAAACCTTTTGTACCAGCAGCTGTAGAACCAGCAGTTGTAGAACCAGTTGCAGGGACAGTACTAGGAGAAAGGAATGCTAACGCATCAGATCCAGACTGAGCAGGAACACCTTCAACCATTGCCATTTCAAGGTAATCCTCAAAACGTAGACGGGTTTCGTGCTCTGACTTCATATACCATAAGTATCCAGTAGCTCCGTTTTCTGTAGTTACTTCAACCCATCCAACTTGAGCCATATCAGAACCAGAAACAGTGTATGTATCTTTAATGATAATTGGTTTAACATCAAAGAATAAATCTTCAGCTTCTAGAGATCCAACCATTCCAGTATCACCTTTTCTAAATTCGGAACCGTAAACAAATACAGTTACAAGTTCAGTAGTTTGAGTAAATGGAGAACCAGATGCATTGTAAAATTTAACAGTAAATGTAGATCCGTTTGTAGCTACAGCACTAATAACACCTTTGGCAGAGTTTGCAGCTACGGTTTGAGATGAAATAAATACTGTTTGATTTACTCTAAAGTTACATACAGTAGCAGGGACTGTAGTTGGCATTGTAAATACAGCTGTATCAGTTCCAGCAGGATCTGTAGGAATGACATTTGTGTATTTTGTATGCAAACGACCTTGCTCTGCCCATTTAATCATGTCAGAGTTTGTAGGAAGTTCAGCACCAACCATACGCAAGAAAGATGCGATTGATCTGTTTCCGTAACGCTCAAATTCTTGCTCATAAGTATCAGGAAGATACTGATTTAAGAAGTTGAAGTTTGTAATATAGTTTGAAGACAATGTTGCCTTCACTGAGCTAGGGGTAATCGCTACACCTGGGCTCGGTTGTAATGTACCAGCCATTTTTTAAAAGTTTAAAAGTTTAACGTTTTTTAATTACTAATCTACTTCCTCTGTCTGGATCAATTACTCTAATCTTCATACCCTCACTTGGAGTTACCTGTGTAGCCTGTCGAGTCATATCAATATTTTTAGACTCTTTAGCAACACTACCTACCGCATCTGCCATTCCTTTTTCATAGAAAAATTTAGCAAACTTATCTGGGTTTTTAGCTATAGCAATTGAACGATGGAATGCTTCAGCATCTGCAAGGTAACCATTGTCATCGAGAAATTGTGAAACAAAGTTTCTCAAATCGTTTTGTTCTTGCAATAAAGCTTTTGGATCTCCAGGTTTATAAACCAACTTCTTGTTTTCATCTAAATTAAATTTGAAACCTTCAAAATTATTAGAGAAAAGTTCTTGAGTTTTTTTAGAGAAGTACTCAGCTTTCTTTCTGCCGTCTTCTTCCGCAGACTTTGAGGA